ATAATACATTGTCATCCGCTAATGTATCCACAACTTTTATATCGGTAATACCCGCCAATTTTAAGATCCTCTCCCGAGTAGTGTTTGAACCTTTACTCGAAGAATAATCCTCATCCATTTTGGTTTCATAATTGGTTGGGATATACAATACCCAAGGTCCATAATGCTTAGCATCAAGAGAAGCCTGTTTCATTTCAGAAACAACATCTACAATCTTCTCCCCTGTCATAGTTGAATCCGTCCAAGAAGAGGCTAAACTCACCTGATTTCTGTCTCCATAATTCACATAAGACTTAATAGAACCTCCTACCAAAAGAGTAATCGGTATCCGTGAACAGCATGTTTTCCAACTTGCTGGCAACTGCTCTAGCTGCGTATTCTGCAGAAGTTGTATCAAGTGGATTACCTAATGAACGACTGGCATTCAAAGTTCTTGTATTAATCTCATAATCAACATGGATTATAGGGATAGGCAAATACTTTGTACCATAAACCGGACGATCACCTTGTCCCCTAGTTACTCCATCCATAGAAACATCAGCCTCCATAGCAGTTGAAATATCATGGTATTCCAAAACTGTGGTCCCCATTGCATTTCCAAGATTGTACACTAAGTTTCTTGAAATTAAATCCTGTACTCCTACCAGACGGCTTTGTGAAATAGGCATAATAGCCTCATCCAACTGTCTCCACTCATTTGGGCGAAGAGTTCCAGCATTTACCTGAATTGTAGAATAACTTGTTTTCTTTTTCTTATCCCCACCTATGTATACTGTACAGAAAGATTTACCAAAATTCTGGTCCGGGGGTGTTGCAAACAAATGGTCGGAGTGAACCAGAGTCCATTCTGCCATTTGCAATTAATCCAGCTACATCACCTTGTGATGAGCCGTTGTTTCCTAAAAAATCAATATTAACATCCATATTTTATTTTTTTAATTGTTTTGCTATTTTAAGGGTGAATTAAAGGATTCTAACTTTAATACGATAAGTAGCAGGATCAGCCCCACTAGAGTCGCTTAAATCAACTTCCTCTATAGCCTGAGCCACAATTTGATTGGTTGTATTTGCTGAGGTAGAATCATCAGCCACATGTACTTGTAATGAACCATCTCCGGCAGACTCTAACAAACTACCTATTGTAGCCGCAGTCCCACCATTAACCAACAAAGCATAGACCTCGTCCCCTCTTGTTGGTATCCAGCACTGAACTACATCTTCAACAGCGTAGTCATCCGTGATTAGCTTGCCTTGAAATTCATCTTCCACTGCAAACATGGGGAAGGCATTTCCACCAGGTGTTGCATGAGCTTTTACTTTATCCGAGGAATCTAATTCAATTAGCATACCTGGGGTAATTGCCCCTACGGCTACTTTCTCAATTTTTATATCAAGATATTTTTTTAAAAATACTGTTCTCTTTGTCATAATTTATTTTCTCCTATATTTCATGAATATTATTCTACCCCTTCAGGGTACATTGCTTCTACGGAATTCGTATTAACTTGAGCGGATGCTCCAAAATTCTGTCCTGCGTAGTTAGCTACCGAAGCATCCTTGAAGGAAGCACTCAATTTTTCCAACATCTCATTTTTTCTGATTCCAATTCCTTAGCAGTCCAAGAACCTTCCACAGCGTTAGCCATGATATTTGCTACTAAGGTACTGCGGTGAGCTGTTTGGGCTCGTACCCCCGCCTGAAGTGTCTCCTGAATTTCAACCGGTGCCTCAGCAATGTATGCTTCTAAAGTCTTAGGCGCCTTCTTTTCTTCTTTTTTGTTTTCTGCCGGTATTTCTGCCGGAATTTCTTCTGGTGTTTTTTCTTTTGGAACTAATGAATTAATCATTTCTTCCGATTGATTAGTCAACCACTCTCGATTGGACTCTTCAAATTTAGTGTCTGCATTGGCAATCAGATTGTCAATGGTTTTCAAACAGCAAGGACTTTTCTTTTCTTCTGCCATAATTTCTACTTTTTTATTTACGTTAATAACTGTATATGTTAATTCCTTTTTTACTGGTATTGGGTCACCTACCAATTCAACTTTCCCATCAGATGCTATCCCATAACCTTGCTTAAAATATTCCAAGGAATCGGTTGGGCTTGCTATACGTACACGATATATCAATTCATTCTGATATGCCTCTTCTAAGTAGTACAACTTGCGATTAATTTGTTGTTCCCTCTGGTAAGGTGAGTCCATACTATCGAACAATGCGTGCATTCTATCAATTAAATCTTGGTATCCCATTTGGTTCACTTGAATTTCTCCAAGATCCTCAAATGATTTTCTAAACTTCTCTGCTGCGGCGTTTGTTCTAATCCCACAACCATCTGCCCAACTACATGCCCCTTCTGATCCGGGCAATAGTGCCAAATGATCTGGTACATAATTTGAAGCCATAACAGAGTAGGTTTCTCCATTCCATTCCATTTGAGCTTCTGTTTTAGTTTCTGTACAGAAACTTCCAATAGAAACATCCATAGGACTTGCCGTAGAGATACATGTGAATGCTTCCGGGCTAATTGTGTTTGTTTGAACCTCATCTAAATATACGTCTGCGACTAGCTTATTACCTTTCATTTTAGCATTGTACACTATCCCAACCCAAGTAGCTTCTATACCCGGAGACTTAGCAGATATAAAATTTCCATTTGCTTGTGGGTGTTGAATTACTACCGGAATTCCATTCCATGCGGGGGCAGACTTAGCTAGTTCCGTGGGTGAATGAAATATTGGTCCATGTGATCCCGCATGTACACCCCCAACCATCATAGTAAACAGGAACCACTATCGTGGGTTTCCCGTTATGTATTATCTTTTCTATCTGATAACTGGTTGGACCACTCGTATGCAGTATTAATTTTTTTCGTTCCATTATTACCTCCTTTATTTTATTTGCTTCTAAATCTTTTTAAAATCCTTCTTCGATACCGGAATAGCTATACACCTACAATTCGGATGCAAAGGAATCATGCCTTCTATTTCATTTAAGGAAAAAGTATTTCCTTCCATAGAGGAGCATTTGGGACAAACTCCAAATCCTGCTGTTACCCATTCTGCTTTTACATTCACCCCCGCTACTCCATAATTTCTGTATTCCTGTATATTGGCGGCATGATGGGCTCTCACTATTTCTGTTCTGGCCAAGGTCTTTGCCCTATTCTTAGAAATCTTCATTGAGTCTACTAATTTCTCAGCTATTGCTCCTGGACCATCCCCATCTGCCATACCCTGAGCAAGTGTTCGACTTAGAACCTGCTTCATATTATCTGAGATACCCTTTAATTCATTAAACGTCCTTGTGTACGACAAGCCTAAACGATCTACATTATAAGGGGCATGCATAGCTACATTCAACGCCTCTGGGTTACTGAGGTTTATACTGACTGCTTTGTTTTTTCTTAACTCTAAATTAGCTCTTATTACCCCCTGTTTATATGAGTCCTCTATAAAAACATTTGTCCATGCTGCATTTGTTGCCGTTCCTATCTGTTCTATCCTCACTGTTGTGAGTAGTTCTTTGTCAACTTGTGTGTTGAGCCCCCATAAATGACTCTACCTTTTGCGAGGATGTCTTAAACTCGTATGCTTTAGTACCAGGTAAAGAAGCGGCAAGGACATTCAGTGAACGTTCCCTGTTGACCAAACCAAAAACGTCCTGCCCTATTACCGCCTCTTTTATCAACCTCTCAATTTTTACAAACCGGCGTGTGATTTCTGCAACAAACCTTTTTCTAAGGGTAGTGGTTCTGGTTGGGTCACTCCTTAGAATTTTAGCCTGCACTAATATAGCTGAGCTGTAATTGGCTTTTATGTGATTTGTTTGTTATCATTCCTCAACTTTCTCAATTTCATCTGCCAATCTTGCTTCCTCTTCTAGTCTTTGAGCTTCCAATAAAACTTCCTCTTCCCCTGCCATGTCATTTTCCTCATCTTTTAAGGCCTGTTCTTGCATTTCCAGTATAAGAGTTATCTGCTCCTTTGTAAATCCACTATACATATCTAAGAATGCAGCAAATGGCATTATGGTTTCTATTCCAGGAATAGTTGCCCACGCTTTCAATGCCTCTGCTCTAATCTTACCTACTTCTGCTTTAGATTTATCTGATTTAGCAAATAAGTCTACCCATTGTACAGAATACCCGTTTGCGGGGGTTGGTAATACCTTAAACGCAATTAATCGATCCACAAAAGGTCTAACTATCTGTGGTTCAGCAAACTCTTCCCTCCTACTACCTACATAAGTATCCCACTCGTCGGCGTCCTGTCCTGAACTAAGTTCTCCACGTTCAGACCCTGTTAAAATTCTTTTTGGTATATGTTTTGCAGCGGAAATCATTTGTATTTGTACATCTACATGAGCGGAGGGGTCTGCTACCTGCTGAGCTAATGCTGTGTAATCCACTCCTTGATTAACCAATAGCCTTCTGAGGTTGTGTTCATACTCATCAATCTGATCTTGTAGTTTCGCTTGCTCCGTGGGGGTCATTTCATAGTCCTTATCTACTTTCCCTTGATAACCTGGTCTGGCTCCACGCCAAAACATCTCTGCTGAACCTCCTACTAATTTTTCAAGGTCTATTAATCTATTGTATACATCTTCCAATCTGGGAGCGGACTTGTTCTCATCCTCTAGTATTTCATCTACTATATGAATAACACGACTTTCATGTACCTTAACAGAGGTAACACTTGCAACCGCTTCACCCGTCATTTGGATTTGATAGAATTCAGGCTTTCCATACTTATCATGAGAAGGATCTTTATAGTAAGAAAGAATCTGAGCTGAGTTCTGGGATAGTGGTTTAATATATAGCAATTTTAGGGATGTAGAGGGTACAACTGGATTGGTAAACTCATCTATTGAAGCCACATCATTAAGCCCTAACAATAGAACCCCGTACTCACCTATACCAGCCAATTTATCTACTCTGATATATTTACTTTTTATGTGTAAAAAGTCTTCAAGCTCCTTATAAGCTATCTCCAATGCCGTATCCTGATCGTCGTTCGTTTCTATAATTGAAACAACACCTTTCCACATTGCATTAACAGGTCTATTAATAATAGCCTTCGCTATATCCTGCCTTTTGTATTTTCCAAAGTAGTCAGCAAATGGTATGTTTGTCGGGTAACCTAAAGCCTGATATATGTCTCTATCACCTCCATATTGTTGACCCATCTGAGTTGCTAAATTTGCCCTACCGACAATCTCGCTCACATTAGCCAATAAATTCTCGTTTGTAAGGCTATTAGCTGTTGTTTTCTGCTTGTTTCTACTTCGTTCCATAATATTGTATGCTTTTCCTATTATAAGGGCTTAAAATGGCTTATTTTAACTGTACGATTTTACTTTCTTCTTTGCTCTCAATTTGCTGAATCCTGCTCCTACTGCATCTACTTGATCTTTTAACTTACCAAAAGGAAAACCTTCCAGCTCGTGTATGAAATCTGTATTCCAATCCCCTCTTAACATCATTACATTTCCATTATTGACTTGTACCGAAAATGGATCCGCTCTAAAGGCTTTGTCCCCTACGGGATGTTCCGCCTCACAATGATATCCCGCCAGCATACGGATAGTGGCTTGTGCCGATTCCTTTCCTCCCGAGCCGGGTTCTTGTTCAATCCATACATCAACTGTTTCCCCATCTGCATGTGCAGTATTCAGTATTTTAGCTTCCCTGTATTGTGCCTCCCACCTACCTGTGACAACATTCATCACAATGTACTTTCCATTTTTGAGGCTGCATATTTTTACCCCAGCTGTTCTGGCACCATCATTCTTTTTCAATCCGGCTTTTCCTTTTAGCCATTCTGCCGTCCCTGCTTTATCCCAGTACCGGACTGTCTTCATTATATTTATATCTAAAGGCATTTGATCCACTATTGATATTTGGTCCACTTTAAACATCCCACCTCCCGGAGGTGTGGGTTTCTGTCCTACCTGTCCGGCGTATGCGTATTGTCCTAAATCGGCTTCGAGTTCTTCTAATACGTATCGAGGCATTCTAACTGGATCCAATAAACCGTCTACATAATAATCGAACAACTCAGGGGGTTTGATTTGATCTCTGTATGTTATTCCATCTCCTGGTAGGCATATCTGTTTTATATTATCTTTTCCTTTATCAAGTAAATGCTGAGTACAATCGTTTTCTGAAAGTCTCTGCATTATTAATGCCATTACCGTTATTCGTTTATCAGTCTTTCTAGTACTTAATGTTTGATCTAGATAATCATTCGCCGCTTTTACCCCTGCTGCTGATACGGAACTTTTTGGGTCCATTAAATCATCAGGTAATATTATATGAGCATGAAATCCAACTATCTTCGCTCCTACTGATGTGCTTATTCGTCCACCCCCTGATTTGTAACTGGGTGCCCTACCCTCTTTGATTATGGTTTTATAAACAACCCTAAAGTTGGATTTCTGGTCTTTATCCTGCTTTATATCTATTTCAGGAAAAATCAACTTAAATTTATCACTTCTTATTATATCCCTACTATACTCTGCACTCTCTAAACTTAATGCATCTGAATGACTTGTTGTAAGGAATCGCATCCAGTACCAATTAACCCAACACCATACAGGAAAAAAGATTGACACAATAGCCGTCTTAGTTGTTCCAGGGGGTATATTTATTATCAGGTCATATAGTTTGTTTTCATTATTTCCTACTCTCTTTGCTATTGTTTCTAACTCACTACATAAAAATGGAATATGAAAATTAGATACAAATTTATCCGTTGAATAAGTATCCCAAAAATATACTATAAAGTTATATAACGATTGTTTGGTTAATGCATGTATAGAAGCTAAGGGATTTTGAACAGCTTCTTTTAGTATTTTTTCTTTATTGGGTTTTTTCTTGTTCCTTACTCTTTTGGTCATCTTAGTTTTGGTTAGGCTGCAATAGTTGTTTCATATTAACAGATAGAAGTAATAGTTGTTCCTCCTGTGAAAGTTCCTCTATTGGAATTTCCTCTATATTTCTATGGTTGATAGTTCCAGAATGATTTACATCTATTGCTACTGAGTCTGCCCAAATGTCTCTAAACATGATTGAGAGGTACTTCTGAGCCGCCCAAGAATCCGGTGGATAGTACTTCATGTACTTTATTTTTGTACTTCCCCATTCACATTCATTATCTTAATGTCTTCATGACTAAATCCTGTTGCCCGCATGTTCAATGCCTTTGCTACTTTCAAACCGTAGTGCATACGTCCTATTCTTTGAGCTCTAGCGAATTCGGGATCTTTCTTTGCCCAGTTTTCTATTGTAGATGTACCAACGTTAAAGTAAGTAGCCAAATCATCATTCTTTAACCCCAACATACCTATTAATTCCATAGTTTCCTGTATGATTTCTGGAGTCAATAAGCCCTTCGGACTATTTTTATGTTGTGTTTTATTTACTTTCTTGTTGCGTACCATTTTTGGCATTTTTAATAAAATTAAAATTTTAGGATTAGAATAAAAGTAAGGTTTTTTTTGGGATTTTAAAAAATAAATAAAAAATAAATTTAAAATAAATAAAAAATAAATTTAAAAAAGTTAGTTTTTTAAAAAAAAGAATAGTATATTTATCCCATCTAAATAATTAGAAATTCAAAACTTAGTGTTATGAAAAACAATAACAAAATCGAAATTGGAGACGCCTTCATAGTGGAGATGCTTAAAAACAAGAAACTATATCGACTCCCTATTTGTCGATGTAATGGACGGGTTGGGTTTATAAATCCTAAGACTAAAGTAAAACCCTTAATCGGAGAAATTTGGTTAGTATCTGTTATTGAAATTAAAGGAACTTTCCTAATTGTAGAACCTTGCTTGTTTGAAATGAGTATTGCAGAAAATGAAAAAAACAAACAGGAAGCTATGAAAAAATTAGTTACTATTTTTAAGAAAAAGAAAGCACCAAAAGTAAAAAAACAATATCCGTATTTAACAAAACAAGAACTATTATGAAAAAGATGTCCAATCCAAATGAACCTTTTATTCTTAGAATGAATTTAAAGTTTCAGAAGCCTGCTCATACGGTTGCCCAGAGAAGAAAAAATGAAGCTCTTAGGGTACGACAAGTCCACAAATATTTACTCTGGCTTGGGTTTTCTACTGTTGTTGGGAATGATACTATCACAGGCGTGAAAGTAGGGGACAAAAATATCAAAGTATATTTCTTGTACAGAGAATCTGAAACTGATATTCAGCGTTTATTTTCTGTACATATTAATGGAAATAAATCAAACATTACTTCACTCAGAAAATTATACTCAAAACGTTAGAACGTGGCATATATTACGAATAAGTATGGAAAAAAGTAAATTCTCAATAATCACTAAAAACAACAATAAAAGGTTTATTAAATTACCTTTTATACCTGATAAAGAGGAAATCAAGAGCCTAAAAACCTTTGTGAATTATAAATTGAATTCATCGGGTTTCTGGCTACTCCCTTTGTCTTTTAGAAATGCTAAAAAATTAATTTCATTTGGTTTTGCCCCTGATGAAATTGCTCTAAAATATGTAAAAGGTTGGGAAATCAAAAAAGAAAATCTAACCTGTAAAAATTTAGTTATCCCAGGTTTGCTTGGGGAATTAAGACCTTATCAAAAAGTGGGTGTAAAAGCAATAGACAACTTCAATGGAGTTGCTCTATTGGCAGACGATATGGGCCTGGGAAAAACACCCCAATCTATTGCCTATTGTCAAATGTATCGTGAAAAATTGCCTGTAATTATTATTTGTCCCTCATTTTTGAAAGAGAATTGGAGAAGGCATTTAATACACTGGATGAGTCCTGAACCAAACATTCAAATTTTAGAGGGATTTTACAAACCTGAAAAAATTATCACTGGAGATTATATAATTTTGAACTATGATATAGTTGCCAACCGGTATAAGGCTATCAAAGATAAAGAAGGAAGGAAGCAGTTTAAAGAGAATAAAGGTTCTGGGTGGGTTGATCACTTAATCAAAATTAACCCCCAAATTATTATTTCTGATGAATGTCACTATTGGGCAAATAATTCAGCTTACCGTACAAAAGCAGTAAAGAAATTGGTCAGAAAAATACCTCATAAAATTTATTGTTCAGGTACTCCTTTTGAAACGTCACCTAAACAGTTATGGAATGCTATTAATAGTTTAAATCCTTATCTGTTTAGTAACTTCTTTTCATTCACTTTGCGTTACTGCAATGCTTTTCAAGATACATATGGTTTTTGGAATAGAGATGGAAGTTCAAATGAATTGGAATTAAATAAAAAGCTCCGAGAACATATAATGATCAGGAGGCTGAAATCAGACGTTTTAACGGATCTTCCTGAAAAAACATACTCTTTTATACCTTTAGAAATTAACAACCGAAAAGAGTACTCAGAAGCTGAGCAGGACTTCCTGAAATGGATTGAGAAGGATTTTAGGGATAATATAGAAGAAATTGAAACTGAATTAACTAAAAAACATGGTTTGAAAATTACAGTGGATGAAGAAGAAACAAAAGAACTTCTGGATAACAAGCTAGATAAAGCGGCATCAGCTGAGGGTTTGCAAAGATTAAATGTACTGACCAAAGTCGCCGTAAAAGGCAAAATGGATGATTGCATTAAATGGATTAAAAACTTTCTGGAATCGGGTGAAAAATTAGTTGTCTTTTACATTCATAAATCTGTTTCTGAACGACTTATGAAAGAGTTTGGAAAAGTAGCTGTATTGGTAGGTGGTACAGTTTTGACTAAGAAAAGGCAGACTATTGTGGATAGATTTCAAACAGACCCTAAAATAAAACTTTTTGTAGGTCAAACGGTTGCAGCAGGTATTGGTTGGGACTTAACCGCTGCCTACAATGTAGCTATTATCGAACTCCCATATACGCCAGGAAAGTTAAGGCAGGAAATAGATAGGCTACATCGTATAGGGCAGGTAATGGCTGTAATGGTTTGGTATTTAGTTGCAATTAATACCTTTGAAAGAAAAAAGAGCTAAACAGCTCGACAAACGACAAAGGCAGTTGGATTTGATTATGGATGGAAAAGATACATCTGAACAAGATATGATATTTGAATTATTAAAAAATCACTTAAAAATAAATAAGATGAAAAAGAAACATATTAAGCCGTTATGTATATTAATAGTAGTGATAATCATTGCTATGTGTGGAGAAAGTTTAGTTGATTACCTATTAAAATGTGTATGGTAAAGAAGATATTGATAATTTTAATAATGTTTTTGGGGGTATCTAATATAGTTTCAGGTGACCTTAGTGAAAGCCACATTGAAGCAATGGAAATGGCTTACAATCACTATCAAAAACAGCTAATGGTGGATAACGAGATAAAGA